CCTGACGGTCATAGCTGTCAACCCACATCATCTCACTGTCAATCTCAATGATACCCTTACCAATGTTGTCGGTAGAACCAACAGATAGAACTAGGTCACCAGAGGTGCAAGGTTGTGTTAGATAGGTAGCACGGTCTTGACGGTAGGTAAAGCCTTGGATGTCAAGTTGTGTATCGTTAATTAAATCTCCGAGTGTAGTAGCCATTAGGAAGCGATAGTCCTTAATGCGGTTACAATCTCTAGGTACTTGGCAGGATCTGTAATACCTGCTAGCTCACTAGCCACTGCGTTACGCTCTTTGTATGCGGTTGGTTGGCGTGTTGAAGAAACTTTATAGTTGAGAGCAGCAATGATTCCAAGACCATTGGTTCCTGCCCATGCATTAGCAGCACCCTGCTCATCTTTGTAAGCGGTTAGTGCTGGGTAGTTACCGCCATTAGCAAGGCGGTTGAGTTCGTCGCGGACAGTAGAGCCCGGAAATCCATAGAGGGTATAAGTCGTGCCGTTATAAACGGCTGTACCATAGGTAGCCATTACTTACCTTTCTTGACTGGGTTCTTTTTGTGGTAAGCCTTTACTGAATCAACTCCTGCTTCAATGGTCTTAGCACCGCGAAGCTTTGTAAGGTCATAAGTTTTTTTAGGGTCTGATGGATGGCTGACAATAATCTTGCCACTTGCGGTCTTAGTGACCTTATGTGTTTGTCCTTGAATTTTAATAGTAGCCATTACCATTTCACCTTGTCTGCCCAGTATGCGGCACTCATCTTGCCTTTGGCAATGTTCTTAGCATGACGGGCTTTGAATGAAGCCTGACGTGCTGTTGGTTTATGGTCACCGACCACGCCTTGTTGTCCAAAGCGAATTGTCTTTACCTTGTCGCCATCCTTAGCCACAACAACGTGGGACTTAGTAGGATGGTTAGGTGTGCGCTTAGGCTTATTGAAGCCTGATACTCCAGCTCGGGCTAGACGTGGATCGGTTGCCATAATATTACTTGCCGCCTTTTTTCTGTGGCATAGCCACTTTCTTTAGGTTAGGGTTTTTTGCTTTTGCTTTAGCAGAAGCTGTGCGTGTAGATTCAGCAAGGATGGCTCCAGCATTCTTCATAGGAATACCTTGCCTCTTTGCGATCTTTGCTTGTACGGCTTTGAAGCCTTCGCCCTTAGCCATTATCTGCTTGCCTTTCCCTTATTCCATGTCCAATCTTTTCCACCATAGGTACCGTGGTAAACATTTAAGTCTCCCTTGGTTCCCACCTTGCTTGGATCAACATTCATCATTGTTGATGTGGTGTTTTTAAGTTGGCTTAATGAAGTTGGAGTTGGTGCTGGCTTAGCAGCTGGTTGAGCTGACTTAGAAACCCGTACTGCTGGAGTAGGTACTCCCGGTGTTGGGATTCTGTTAGGCATTACTTAGCACGACCTGCTTCAGGTTGTACGTAGATACCTTCAACAACTTCTGAAGGACCCATGCTTGTCTTGCCGTCGAAAGGCACAGCCATTGGTGCTGCAGCCGGAGCCACCCCACCAAAGAAGTCTGCCTTGTTTACTGATGAGACATCGGTAGCTGCGCTACGTGTCTTAGGTGACATCATGTCTGACATGTTATTCATTTCCTTTTCCATATGGGGGTGGTACATCGAAGCCTTTGATGATTGAAGCATCTTGACCCGGTGCAACTCTTACTGGTGCCTTAATTGTGACCGCTGTATCAGCGCATCCGCATTGTGTGCACATGTTTACTTACCTTTCTTCATAACTCTTTTAGCCAATGCCTTATCCATTTTCATATCAGCTTTAGCAGATGGCTTCTTAGCATCCATCTTCTTATCAGCTTTTTTGAAGGCAGCCTTTTGCGCAGGCTTCATGCCCTTCATGAGTTTGGCATCTTGTGCTTTATCGTTGTGCATTGCCATTAGACTGCTCCTACTTCCTTTAAGACCTCAACGGTCTTCTCGTTTATATGATTGGCTTTCGGCATCTTCCCGCCGTCATAAGGTTTGTTAAGAACCTCAGAGGCTTCAAGTGCTTTCTGTACGGCTGCCCTTGTTGTGCCTTCAGGCTGTACGCCTTGGGCACGAGCTTCCTTATAGAAAGCCAATTCTTTATCCCACTTCTTTTGAGTGGTACCAGATGCAACCACTGAGTGCTTGGCATCTCCTGCGTTCATTTGTAGGTTCTTAGCTTTGCAACCAAAGCAATCATCCCCACACTTTGTGTGGTCCACAAATATGTCTTCATACTTAAAAGGTTCTGGTGATGTGATATCACACTGTGTACATCCGTACAGGGATGGCTTGTATGCCATCTTGTTATCAAGACCCCATTCAAGGATCTTGCTTATATGCTCATGGTTGGTAAGTGATGTAGCTTCCGTATCCTGCATTGATTAGTTCCGTCCTCTGTTCATCATTAAGCACATGGTTGTATCCGCCTCTGAATACAAAGCCGGGATCAGCTGCACCAGTCTGGTCTTCAGTTGGGTAGCGGATCTCTTGCCATACTCCTCCGACCCGCATGACAGTTATGCCACGGTTTAAGCGGAAGCGAATGAACAAGCGACCGCCACCAGCAGGACCTTCTGAGGTAGTTGGTGTTGTAAAGATGTATGGCATATGTCTCCTTAGTGGGCTTACCATAAGGCTGGGAAAGACCCAGCCCTACAGTCAGTCAACTATTAGTAGTCGATTGAAGAAGAAGTCTCTACACGGTAGAGTGCTTCGTCACGGTAGATTGAGAAGCCGAGTACGCCGTACCAGCCGAGTGGGCGGTGACGCATCAACTTATCAACAACCGGTCCGATAACGACATGTGGTTCTTCAGCCACTGCTTCAGCAAGAGCTTGTTGTCCTGCGAAGTAGGTGTTGAATACCTTTGTCTCTGGAGTGATTGTGATTGTTGCACCAGATGTAACACCAGCTGAAAGAACAGGTGTGTCAATTGTTACGTTCAATCCTGAGATTGCTGTAACTTGTACACCTGAAGTAGCAAGACCTGTACCTGATAGGCGGTCTCCAACTTGGAAAGCAACAGCTGCTAGAGCAAGAGTTGTAGCTCCTGAGTTAGCTGCTGCAGTTGTTGTTGTTGAAGATGTTGTTTGGTCAGCACCCTTCTTGTCTGAGAATAGACGTGGTGATTCTACATAGAACGCACCTTCGTAAGTTCCGATTTCACCAGCCCAGATCTCATCATTTGCTTGGTACTCGTGTGGCTGGCGCCATGATCCTACGCCTGTTTCAGCGCGGAGATCGTGAGCAACCTCAGGGTGAATACCTGCCCAGTACAAAGATCCCTTACGTGGGATAGCCTTGTTTGTGCGTAGCTTAGCAACTGTCTTACGAGCAAGTGCTGAAGTGAAAGTATCTGATGAAGTGACTGTTAAAGAAGATGTACGAGCGCCTGCGCGAAGTACGTTAGCACCTGTAGCAAGAGTGCTCTGAGCAACTGTATCGATAGAGTCTGCAAGGTTGAACGCGATGATGTTAGCAACTGCTGGATCTACATCAGCAAGGCTGAAGAGTTCCAAAGCACGTGTAACAAGCACTGCGTTACCATACTCAGCAAGAGTAATGGTTGTGTATGTTGGGGTAGCCAGTGCTACTGCATCTGGATCGACTGTCTCAGTCAGAGTTGCGGTCTGTTGAGTTAGGTCGACATAGCGTTGCAATACAACTGAGGAACCCGGGATGCTCTGACGAGCAGGGGTCTTATCTGCAACATTGCGGATAAGTGGCTGTGCACGGAGCGCGAACTCGATAAGACGATCATACGCCTTTTGTACGAGACCTGCGCTACCAACTGTACCTCCTAGAGAAGAGGATCCGGTATTGGTATATGCATTGTTTGCCATGTGTTGCACCTCCTTATGAGGATGTTAGTTCGGTTGATTAAAAGTTTCCGGACTGGATCATTGCAATAATTTCTTCAGCCGTAGCTGCATCGTTAATGCGTTGAACTGCGTCCATTTGTTTGTCGGGTGTTAAACCGTTCTGTGTGACTATGTCCTGTTGGCGTAGTGCCGCTAGGTCTAGTTCACGTTGAGGGTCCACTTCCTGAGCCTGCTTGGTAAACCCGAAGAGATCTCCGTTATCATCGAGCCAGTGCGAGACTGACTCCTCGGTAACATCATCGAGATCTTTTAAGATCAACCTTGCTGCCTTAGGATTTACACCCTTTTGATCAAGGACTTCTTTAACGACTCGCTCACGCTGCACCTTGGATAATCCCTCAAGTTGCTCAGTGAGTTCTTTGATTCTCTTTTCATCAGCACGCTTAGCCTTGCGTAACTTCTTTACGAGGTCATCGCCTGTAGCTGGAGCCTGCTGTTCTTCGATATCATCGAAGTCGTCGTCGTCCCAATCGTTTGTTGCCATAGCAACCGTTCTCCCATTCTGTTAGTTGTATCGCAAGCCGCAACCAAACCCGGGGAAGGTTAAGTCGGATCCTGCTACCAGCCTAGTTACACCACCACAGTGCTGGTCGTTCCGTGGTGGGAATCTATTTAGAACTGTCCTTGCATGGACTTGCCTAATGAACCGCCGTATCCAGCAGCTGCGCTGGCTCCTACGACACCTGATCGTCCAGAGAACTGTTCCTTCTCTAGATCAATAAGTTTCTGTTGTTCAAGGGCAGCAGCACCACTGCTAAGTAGGTACTGATTCTCTGCTTCAGTCTGGTTGTAATTGATACCAGTTTGAGCACCGTAAATATTGCTGAGCTTCTGAGAAGCAGGTAGTACTTCGGCAATCTTGCCGTAGCCTGTCTGTGCTTGTGAGTAACTAACTCCAAGTTGTTGAAGTTGTTGAGCACGTTGCTGGGTATCAGATAGTCCTTGCTGTGCAGCAGCAGCTCCGACTTGAGCAGTACCAACTTGTTGTTGTAACATAGGTAGTGTATCTGTCGGTGCCAAGAAGTAACTAACCAAATCGCTATTAGATACTGTTGGGTAGTACTGTTTAAGGGTATTCAAAACTGTAGGGTCTGCTTGCTGTACTTGATTGACTGCTAGGTCAAGGCGACTATTAAGTTCAGTAGCAGATACATCATTGCCAATTAAAGTAGCAAACTGTGCTTTGTTTGCTAGATTTTTTGTTCCATACTGGTTAAACAAATTAGCATAAGAATTTTCCATTGCTAAGTATTCTGCTTCAGTCAGCATGTTAAGACCCGCTGCTTGGCGAGTAAAGTTACCAGCAAAGCGTGCCTTGTATGGATCACTGTTACGGATATCAAGAACTGCTTGGTTAGGACCAATGTTAGCTGCCATATCTTTTTGAAGAAGGGTAGCTAGTTCACCTAAACCCCATTGAGCAAGCTCTGATTGTATAAGAGCATAAGCATCTTGTGTAGCAGATGTAATTGAAGTATTGCTACTACTTGAGTTAAGGCTGGTGCTTGAAGTAAATGTTCCACCCACACCATTAGCATATGTATAAGTTGTAGTGGTTGAACCATCTGGATTTGTTACAGTGGTTGGTGCACCTACTGGTTGTCCATAAGGTGTATTACCACCAAAAGCAGCTGTAGTAGAACCAGCTTCATAAGCTGCTTGTAAAGGGTTACCTGTACCACCAGCAGCATAAAATTTTTGAGCAACAGCAACTTCAGGAGTTGAGTTTGTAGCAGTAGTAGGTATACCTAAAGTTGCAAAACGTTCAATTTGTGTATCTGTTAAAGCTGCCATTATGCCATGAATCCAAACTCTTTGCCGATTGTTGTTACATAGTTAGCTGCTTCTTCTCTGGCGTTCTGGGTTTTAGACCAACCCAAAGAAGGATCAGACTTAAGCATCTTAATGTAATCGTCACTATTCATAACGTTCTTTCCATCGCCAGCCAAAGCCTTTTGAATAGTAGGATCAAAGACATTGGTAGGTGTAAAGGTTTCAAGATACTTCTGGTTCAAAGCATTGAACTGGTTAGCAATATCCATGACATTACCGCCTGCATCAATGTAGCTAGCCAATGGCTTATAGGTAAGCTTGGCTTGTTCCTTAAGTTTGGTTTCAATATTAGTAATAGATCCACCCGGCTTAAGAGTTTCTTTGACAAGATTAAAGGTGTCAGCATTAGTCATCTTGCTGGCTGTTACCTTGCTTGCATCAATGATGCTTCCAATAGCAGCAGCATTATCAATGTGACCTAGACCGTAATCAGCAGCAGTCTTTTGAATTGCCTGCATACCCTGTGCAATAGCACCGCCACTCTTGGAGATAGCATCAGGGTTGACACCCTTGGCAGATAGTTCATTGTAAAGAACTCCTACAAGGATTGCCTTCTGGTCTTCAGGGCTAGCACCTGCATAGGTGACTCTGTTCTTTTCAAACATCAAGGCATCTGTAGTTACAACGTTACGGTCAGGATGTGCCTTCTCATAACTATTAAGAGCTTGCGTATAGTCGCTGACTTCCTTGTATGTAGCCTGACGTCCAAGTTGTTCCTGCATAAAGGTATTGATCTGCATCAATGCCGTAGCCTGTGGGGTTATGTTGGTAGTGGTAGTTTCACGCGTACCAGCAAGAGGACTATAAGGGGTATTGGTTATGGTATTCTCTACTGTAGAGAAAGTTTTCTGCCCATTTTTAGCAGCCGTAAAGTTGTCAAAGGTATTCTTGTTTACCTGTGCTGTAAATGCATTTAAGAAATCTGTGTCAAAGCCTGAATCAAATCCAGACTTTCTAGCAGCAGCAGCGCTCTTGTACTTACCAGTCTTAGCAAGTGTATTCTTAAGATCTGCCAAAGCTTTAGATCCGGGAGGATACTTTTGTAGCATTGAAGCAATACCAGTAACCGCATCTTGTACCATATATTGTGTAGGATCATTAGGATCTACAGCAATGATTACTTGGTTATAGTTACCGGCACCATCAGGGCGGGTAATAACCATTTGACCTTTAGTGTTTTGGTTTACCTGTAAAGGCAGGTTTGTATACCCCGGCACTCCAGCACCAAAGTCTCCTTCAAAATACTGGTTGGTATAAGTTGTACCACCGACCAAGTTAATGGCAGGCTTCTTGCCTGCTGATCCGGGAGTATTGCTAAGTGGGGTAGTGCCACCTGAACCAATACTTACACCAGAAGTAGGATCGTTTGGCTGAGCTTGAGCCTTAATGATTGCTTCTAATGTAGCAGGATCATTAGGATCCACAGCGGTTGCAGGGTTAACAGTAACAACACCTTTAGGTGTGATATTAACTGGAGCAGCAGGGCTGTAACCAGCAAAGCTTCTAGCACCGCCACCACGTCCCATTAAAGTAGCACCAGGAGATAGTGCTGAATCTGTTGTTGGTGTATTTGAAAGCGGTGTTGTAGGTAGGTTTACCTCTGGATGGTTATTAGCATAAGCAGTAGCCTGAGATAAAGACCAACCATGTAGGGTCATAAGGCGACGCACATAACTTTGATCAGGAGTAGCCATCTAGTTATTTCCCTATCTGAATGGTTGACGGATTGCGTACCAATGAATCAAGTAGAGGGGTGAAGATACTCTTGGATGCCTGTTGAACAATAGGATCCATGATCTCTTTAGTACCCTGTGCTAGTCCGATTTTGCGGATCGCTTCAATAGTACGGTTTTTAATAGCTTCTTTAGACTGGGTCTTATCAACGCCAGTAGGGTTCTGATCTATAGACTTGATGTCATAGATAGCACCAGCAACAAGATTGCTAACTACTTGCATCTTAGTCTTTACACCAGCAGACATAGGTAGATCATTGTTGGCAAGGATAGTCTGTAGTTGTTGGAACATCTTCTCGGATGCACCAGTACCACCGCTTACAGGGTTATCTAACTGGATCTTAAGGGCTGGATACTCCATCAAGATTTGTTGTTTTCTACCCCGTACATAGTTCATAACTTCCTGCTTTTGTACAGGAGTTAGATCAGGGTTACCCATTGCTGCTGCAAGATCTGAATTCAATCCACTGTATTGCGTACTTGCTGCTGCTAAAGATACCTGTGTGTAGTAATCTCTTAGGTCTTTGTTCTTAACAAGACCGGATGCTTCCATCCAAGCAAAAGCATTGGCATCAAACTTGCCGATGTGTGGAGCAAACAACAAGGCAGCATTGCCGTACTTGTTGATAGCACCCTTATTTGCACCTATCCAGTTCTCATTTTCCTTGGTATAGGCAAGGGATAATGCAGTATCTTTAACTGTAGGAGAGACTGTATAGGCTAACAATCCCGGGTTATTCTTAGTAAACATCATCAATGAATAGCCATATGGATCCTGAAGCTTACCCTGAGACAATGTATAGTTCTCTTGAAGTATGTCATTGAACTCTTGACGTAGGCTAGTAACACCTGCATCTTTAAGGTAGTTAGGTACACCTACAGATGGTTGTAGTGTAGGCGTGATAGGGGACAATAGTCCCAAGAACTCACGCATAAATATAATGTTGTGTGCTGTAATACGTATCTTATTCATGTAATCCGTTACAGCATTTTGTTGCTTTGCTACATCTGGACGACCAGACTCATCTACCATTTGGTTCAATTGATCCTGTGTTAGACCATGACCAGTAGCTGCATTGTAGGCAACAGCAGATGCAAAGGCAGATGTATATTCTCTGCTCCTACTTGGAAGATCAATCATGTTCCATACACGCTGTAAAGAGGTAGGAACAATAGCTCCAGTCCATGTAAGGTTCTGATTAACAGATCCCATGATCTCTTTGCTGAGGTTTTGAGATAGCGCAGCACCTTCTGATCCACCAAATGTACTAAGTAGACCCTGTGCCAGCTTAACGCCAAGCCCAACGAATGGACCTTGAAGGCTAGGCATACCAGCATCTTGGTTCAATGTAGGGTTAGACATTGTTAGATTCATAGCAAAGTTATCAAACAAAGGCTGCTTAGGATCAGCACCTAGCAGAGACATCCCACCTTGCATAGCATGGAACAAGACATTGTCTGCTGGCATAATCAGATACGGGTCACCGTTCTGATCTGGGTGTACGAAACCACTGGCATTCAGCCCTAGGCTTGCCATACGCAGGCGATAAAGAGCCTGTGGGGTAACATCCTTAAGCCGCCATAAACGGCGGTAGAAGTCCTCTACAGACCGGTAGAAACGCCCTGTGGTACGTAGTGTCCAAGCTAGGTTAGAACGGATCTCAGGGTTGTTAATGCTCTTAAGGGTAAGATCTGTAGCCTGAGTGCGAGCAATCTCGGTAAACTTCTTCTCGGCAATCATGGTGGCAAAGTCTTTAGTCCAACCATTGGCACGGATAAGGTTAGCCACATGCTGTTGTTCTAGCTTTGCATACTCCTGACGGAGTTTAATGTAGGAAACAAACATGGCTGGCTGACGGAAGATGTGCTGGTTCTGAGCATCCATCCACTCCATAGCCTGATCTGGTGCATGCTTTGCCCATGTAGCCATCTTAAGCATGAAGCCTTCATTGCTAAGATCCTTGGTAAAGCTATCAGCGTTAAGGTCTGTATTGATATCACCTACTGGCTTGTACTCTTTAGTGAGCTTATCAAAGGTAGCATAGTCAATACCCTCCATTGCCTTACGAACGGCAGCAGATTTAGACATGCTATTGATACCCTCTTCAGTTGCCTGATGTTGGATTTCCTTAGCACTGTTGATGATATGGTCGTATAAATCTTTGTTAAATGCATTAGCGGTACCCCCATGAAACATCTCATGTAGGTCTAGATACATAGCTTCTAGGCGGTTAATAGCACTTTGTACGGGAGATAGTCCATCTGCCACGTCAACAACGTGCTGACCAGAGCTGTGCATGAAAGCATCAAAAGCCTTTTGGTTCTTAACTGTCAATGCTTCTGGATCAATGCCGATCTTCTCAAGAGAATCGTTGACGGCTTTCATTAGATCGCCTTCACGTCCCAATGCTCCATGCTTCATGAAGATAGAACCCGGATCAAAAAATCCAGCACCGTAGTTCTTGCCGTTACGTAGGAAACCTAGGAACCAGTTCTTGTAGTGAGCCACGGAATACATGGATCCATGGATGCGATCCAAAGATTCCTTGTCCATCATGTCATACTTACCCGTAGGTACGAACTTAAGATCAGCCAATGCCCTGTTCAAAAGGTTGCGATCAGTAAAGTCTTCAGCATAAAGTGGGTTCTTGCGGATATCTCTAGCATTGCGACCAAGAGAAGATTTGATAAGTGCTGAGTTCATCTCGCCATCTGTGTGGACAAGAAGCTGCTTGACATAATCAATCATTTGGTCTTGCTTAGGATAAACTTTTTCGCCAGCCTCATTGATAACTGCTTTGCCTCTAGGCAAAACGTGACGCATGTAGTTCTCAAGCTGGTTAGCAATAGTCATTTTGTCCTGTAATTCAAAATGATCTTCGCCATTAAGCTGAGTAGTCTTAATTCTAGCCTCATCCGATAGGAGATGAGCAGGGTTCTGGTCTAGCCAGTTAGCAACTGTACGAGTAAATGGGTTCAGTTCTGCAGGTGCTGCATCGCCACGAAGCTTTTTAGCAATCTCTGAGGTAGCAGTTCCCCACTTCTTCTTAGCAAGAGGGATCAAGTCATCGCTACCGCTGAATGCTGTAACAATCTTGTTGACCTTGCGACCCAAACCAAAGTTAAGTAGGTCTTGAATAGGGTGAGAAAGGCTGTAGAACATCATCTCGTCAAGAGATGCACGTATTCCTAGACGTGGAAACAGGGTAGCAGTAGACCAACCGTTAACCATGTGACGAGAAAACACACGTGCTGTATGTCCACCCACTGCTTCAATAGCAGCTTTGTGTCCAGCCTTCTGACCAATAGATAATCCATAATCGCTAAGCAGGTGCCAAGGCATATTACCTATTTGTGGCTTACTCTGATAGTTATGGACAATACCTTTGTAGTTATAACGGGCTAGTTGATTGCCTTTTCCTACAGGCTTCTCAAGCATGCCAACAGAAGATTGTAGGTCGTTCATCAAATGCATTGGAACTTGTACATCTCTGGCTGTCTGATAACCTGCTGACTCACCAAACTTCTCTTTAAGGATGTTCTCCATAAGAGTTTGTCCCTGTGGTGTAGCATGAAGAGCCATATTGTGCATGATCTGCACGTATAGTCCGCGTAGCAATAGCACGCGGTCTGCTTGTGTAGATTGCTTGAAAGCTTCTGTAAAGTAATCAGAGAATGTTTTGGTATAAATGAAACGAGACAGAGCATTAACTTGAGATAGGCTCTTATCTACGCCCTCATCTGTAACATCGATAGGTGCGTTACCGGGGAATCGAGCAACAAGTCTACCAATCTTAGCTCGTACGCTGCTAAGTTGTGCTGTGTTTGCTTCCAAACCTTCGGTACTTACTTGAGACTTAAGAACTCCGTCTTTGAAAAGCTGTGATTTGTCTCCGCCAATATTGCGGACATCATCAATTAAATTACCAAATGATTGCTTTTGCTCATCTGAAGCAACTCCATTGAAGAAGTCACTAGCCATTTTATTGACCTTGGATGAGATAGCGTTGGTACGCTTTGCAACAGGGATACCCGTCCGGAAGAATGTTGTTCCATCTACGCGACCAGCAAGAAGGTTGGTCATCATCTCTGGTTGCTCAAAGAACTTTTGAGCTGAAGGAGCATCAAATACTTTAGCTCTAGCCAATTCATCCATAACTGTTGCGTTGTTCATGTTAGGGAATTGACGAGCAAGTTCGTTACGGATATCAGCAGCAGTTTGAATGTTTGCTTTGTCTCCATAACGGGCAGAAGCCAGTCTTTCAATTAAAGGTCCAGCAACTTCATTCCATGTACGTTGCATTTCTGGACGAGAAAATACTTCAGCTACAGTCTTTGTGCCAGCCTTAAGTGCTTCAGCAAGTTTGTCTGCGCTAGTAATAAGTTTGGATGTTCCGCCTGAAACATATGTTAGTGGGTCACCAAGGATCTGAGCAGCAGCATCACCGACACCGGTACCAAACTTCCACCAGCCACTACTAAATGCCTTGTTGTCTGCAGGAGTACCATTAAGGAATGCTCGACCAATGTCTCGACCAACAGATAGTTGTGAGGCTTTGAACTCAGCCAACATTTTTGATGTCTCTTGAGGGTTGTCAACTACCTTGGCAATAGAGTTGATAATGTCAGAACCAGTTGTTCCATAGGCATCAATGATCTTGCCAAGAGGCATACCATCAAGCAACTTCATTGCTACAAAGGTATCTGTGTTTCCATACTTAGCATGAAGCGCAGCAAGGTCTTTGTTATTGTAAAGTTCTTTACCGTCCCAAGCATTGTGAACCATGTTCCAGCTAAGAGGAGTTCCCTGACCCATCTGATCTAAAATAAGATATGCTGTATTGACTGGAAGCAAACGGTTGTAGACATTTGTAACGTTCTTGAATGCCCACTTAAATGGGTTAGTAACCCCACTTACTACATCTCCTAGTACACGCAACCCAATATTTGTTTGAGGTGGCTTCATGTAGTTGGAGTCAGGATAGAAAGACTTAAGTTGCTGTTGGACTAGTGGGTCCATAGAGGAATATTGCTTTTGAGCAACCTTAGGATCCATACTCATCAACTGTGCGTTTCGAGAAATGATAGCAGAAATCTGGTTAACATGGTTAGCTTGCTGTTGATTCATAGGAATCGTACTAGCAGCTACATAAATTGAAGGGTTCTCCAGAGCAACTTGTGGGTTTAACCCATTCGCTCCGGGTAGCGGTTGATTAAATGACATTAAAGACCTCTGTCAAGTAACGCTCTGTAAAGAAGCTCAGACTCTCCACTAGGATCCGCTTGTGCAATACGTTTAATTGTATGGCTAGGTGACATTGCTTGATTAGGAATCTGAATTGCTTCTGATCCCGGACCCGGACCAAAGTCAACACCAGCAGTAATAGGTTCATTAGGGCGCATAGTTGGCGCAGATAGTGGAACTGCAGGCATTGTAGGTGCAGGCATTTGTGGTGTAGGTGAGCCAGCTAACGGTGCAGATTGTTGGTTAGCCATATTCTCTCCGCCTTTACCGTAACCAAGACCCGGCATGTACTTAGGAGCTTGTGTCTGTGCTGGTTGCATGCCGTCTACGGCGCCACCATCGGTACGTTGTGAGAGAGCACCCGGTCCTGAGACGGGAGCTGGATTAGCTGGCTGACGGTAACCGCCTTGTTGTCCTGCCATTAGTCTTCGTCCTCATCTAATAAATTCTGAATGTCTTTTTCAGTAGGGGCTTTGTAGCTCACCCAATCAGGGAAAGATTCTTTTGTGGCAACAAGCCACAGTGCATCATCGTTAGTAAAGCCTGCTTTACGCAAAGCTTTCTTGTATTCATGTAGCCAAATGCAATACATCTCAAGCGGGCTATAAGATTCATCGGCAACCGTTCTTGGCTTTACTGTTCTTTTTCTTGGGGTTGCCATGATTACTCCTATCCGACTGTTCGACGTGCGATAGTTCTTACGCTACCGCTTGCTTTTCCTGACGCATTAAGACTTGCTAAAATACTTTGTAGCTCTGGCCTTGGGGTTACTTCACCGGGTCCGCGGAATGGTGGACCTTCTTCAGCGCCTTGTCCGATAGGACCGCCTTGTTCCTCACCCATAGGTGAAGGAGCGCCTCCTACTGGAGCTCCGGGAGCAGAGGGGACGGGTTGCTCAACCTGTTGTTGAGCCCCAGCAGGAGGATTCTTAGGTGTGAATACTTCCTCGATAATATCTTCGAGTACTTTTCCACGTTGACGCTCTTTAATAACTTGAGCGACTCTTTGAATAATCTCTGATGGATCTTGTCCCTGTGCTGCCATTTGTGGAATGGCTTGTGTGTAAGCCTGAAGAGCACCCATCAATGATGAGCGTAGATCTTCAGTCTCAATCTTTTCTTGTTCTAATGTTACGTTGACATTGAAAGGCATTTCTCTCATTGCCATATCCTTGGAGATCAGCTTGCCACCAAGGGCTTGAAGCATAAAGATTAAGCCTTGCGCCGGGTTGAGACCAGCCAACATGCCGTACCGCACGTCCGCTGAGTAATCGCCTTTAATATCCTTCGATGGAGTATAGGTGATGGCATAAGGAGAACCTGCATCGGTACCACGAATAGTTTTCTCGACATTGAATATCTTCTCATCTACTTCGAAGCAAAGCGAAATAACGTCCCGTAACGCTGTTGTAAAGATCGCTTGTGCAGATTTGATCTGGCTGTCGAAGGCGCCCATTAGGGCTTCAACTCCGGCACCAGTTACAATAGAAGCCTTCATGTTTCCTGTACGTGATTCTGGGTAACGAGCACCTACACGTAATTCATCATTCAGGATTTGTTGTTCATTGAATGCACCTTGTGGAATTTCCAAAGCCACGCGGCGTACGCCTTGTGGGTTGGCTGTGCGGATAACCGCATCTCCACCAAGTTGCAATTCTTGTACATCGTTAGGTAGAACGATTGGTGCTTGAACGGATTTCTCTGCAGCTTCCATAGCCATCAGAGCGAATCGGTTGCGTAGCAACTGAATGCCTAGCACATCATCGAACTGCCCACGTAGCTCACCATCTGGGCTTGGACGCTTTGCAATGACAACCATCATCTTACCCAGTGGGTTAGGTGCTTGGCTCAATACAAAGTTACTGCGAGATGGCAAGTAAAGAACGCTTTGATCTTTGTCATAGTAACGGATCATCTCAAGCATACCGTTAAGGTCTTGCTTGTATCCGTCAGGTCCAAGGATCTGGCGTTCGTAATCAGGGAACTGGGCGACCAGTTCTCCTAGCGTCATTGAGTAACGCTTGACAAAGGCTATGCATCGTCCGTAGCGATCAAATTCCGGATAAGCTCCGACTGGATTTTCTAGGCGTATGCGTGGCAGCTTTGCTTCCTCGTCCAGTTCAATAATGAAAGGGAGGAATCCATATGTAACAAACATGTCCGCACCATTGAACATGTTAACTTCCATCTCTGAATGACGGAAGTAGTTAGCAGCAATGCGGGTACGCTTATCTGCAAACGTACGGGCACGGTCTGAAGTTTGGTTAACAGCCGAGCAATTGATAGCTGGCAGTGGTGCAATCATTTCCGCAAGGTCACGTGCGACAACGTCAATGAAGTTGGCGACTACGTTCTGGTCAATACCGTCTGGGAAGAAGTTAGGGTAGACCTGTGAGATCTTACCCTGACGTACCATCTGGACGTCACCATTACGCATATCACGGGAGGTATTGCGATAACGCAACGCCTGTACGCGTGAGACAACTTGTGGAATAGTTAACACTTGGTGTCCTTAAAGTTAGTTTGTATAGCCGTTAGCGTAGCCACCGGTCTTCTTAAAAATCATTTGACGTTCAGCGTCTAGATCTTTAACTTTGCCAGCTGCCATATCTCTCTTTAGCATTTGCTCAGCTGCTGCGTTTTTAGCAACGTCTGAATTTCCACCAGCATGACCGCCTCCTAGAATTCCACCCTTAGCAAGTGGAGCAGCAGTCTTAACTGGTGCACTAGAAGTAGTGTGAGTAGCAGGGGTTTGCATTGTCTTGCGAGGTGTTGAATCTGGGGTAACAGGCTTGGCTGCCATAATGTTTCCTATCCGAATTGATCTGACCACTGCTCTGCGAAAGCATCGTCGAGATTGATTGAGTATCTTGATTCCATCTGCGACTTAGTAGCCCACCTATTTGTGAGGTACGGAGACACATTGGTATTCTTTTGAATCATTTCACGGGCACGAATGACCGCAAACCACATAGCCATGACGCAGTCCGTAGGACCTTTGGTGTCTGGCTTCCATGTGATCAGTTGTTGTACTAAAGCTTTGATTCCTTCTGAGCCATCTGACGAAGGAAGTTCCACAAGGTTGTTATCCTGATGGACCCCATCCCTAAGCGATCCGAACAATGCGGACATACTAGCGACACCGAATCCTGTGTCCCATTTGTTCTTGCCTGTGAAGTGGGAGTTGAATCTAACTCCTCGCCCTGCAAGCCAATTCCGTAAGTCTTCATCGAGTTCAAATGCTTTCTGGAAGGCGTTGATTTCAATACGCACTTCTTGTGGTCGGTAACGTTCTGTATAGGCTTCAATAGCAGCACGGATCTTTTGGTAGTTACCTTCTGCCATGTTAAGGCAATCAAGGATATAGATCTTGCCATCTGCTTTGTTGTAGGTCAGTGCGACTAGCGCAGTCTTACCAGCAATAGCTGGGTCCATACCTACGACGGTATAGCCATCTACAGCTTTAGGGTGCCCCATTGCTCCGGGCTTTAGAGGTCCGACTCTTCGAGCCCCGTTAACTGATCCCTGTACCAATGCTGGTGGGAATACTGAGTCTTCTTGGATGTCTTCTTGTTGGTAGACAAGAGCCCACGTAGAAGGAGTAACTTCTGAACGGCGCTTGTATAACGCTGATCCGTCCCACTTTGGGTAGTATCCACGTTCATTGGGCGGGATGTCGTCATCTCCGTCCCAAGGGACATCAGATTCTTTCCAGAGGGTGACCCAGTCTTCTGGCTTTTCGGCGAATTCAAGTACAGCCGGCATACCCATATAAGTGAAAGGAGACCTCCCACCAGACCAATGCTTAGGATTACGAAGTTCTTTATAAAGGTCATTAGCCGCAATTCGCGTCCCTACTACGAGTAGCTTACCGTTCTTACCTAGACGGGTGATAACTTCTTTCTGAAGCCAGTTGATCTGCTTCTCCCACTCATGGGCATTGGCGGTAGTAATACAGTCATCGAGGATGATTAGATCCGCACGTGCTCCATAGATCTGACCACCCATACCGAGTGCTTGGATCGTAGGATCCTTTTCACTGGAGTTACGCGCATCGCCCCCAAGATATACCGTGTCAGTTCGCCAAGTATCTGCGTCTTGTTTCCAGCCACCCTCAGGTCCGTATGCATTCTGCATCTTCAGCCATCTAGGGTGTGACAAGCGTTGCTTGATTGCGTACACGAATTCTCGTGCTTTGACTAAGGTCTTCGAAACTACGATGATTCGAATGTTGGGATCAAGGGCGATACGGTAGGTCGAGTAGTTAACGGTAATGACCGTCGACTTGGCATGCTCAGGAGGAACGTTCACCAATAGACGGTGACGTTCGGCTGGTTCGTAGATCATAGAGGGGTGCAGCCAAGAAGGCTCCCTAGCCTCTAGCAAATCTACCCAGTCCTGATGATGAGGGAATACTTGCTGCCCTAAAAAAATTTTAGAGAATTCTGAGAACTGGAGCTCAGACTTGTCTTTACCGATACTCGCCAACGAAGTTGACTCGCCTCGCTCCTTCGCTTCAGCTAAAGCTTCCGCAAAGTCGGAGTCACGCAGTATCCATTGTCTGAGGGTATCGGGTTTCTTATTGACGGCTGTCATGGCTTGGTGGGTAGTTGCCCCCTGCTCCACAAGGGAGA